CTAATGTCGGTGCGGTGTTTCGGTCTAACACTTGTTTTAATGCATCCGTTAGTTGCCACTCTGTATCTGTAATGTGTGTCAACCCCTCCGCTACTGCCGTCACTGGGTCGCCACTTACTTTTATTACTGCCAATCTTCCTGCCAACTCGCTCATCTTTCCTCCTTTACACTATTAAACTGCCTTTTATGTTTGCGCTGGTAAAGTTACTGGTGCGCCATTACCTGACAGCGAGCATGAGAATTCTTGCTTACCATCCGCAGAAGATGACTGTTCAAAACTTTCAATAATCACAGGGACTTGCTTCCCTGCTGTTCCTACACCCTCGGGATATATGCCGATATAAACAAAATCACCTGGCTCTAAATCTAGTTGTCCACCTGTGTCATCTGGATCATAATTCCCTGACAAACTAACAGAGGTGTCTTTTAGGCCTGCTATTCTTTTCTGATAATCGTCTCCGAATTGTGTAATTTCTAATATCTCCGCTAAACGATTATAAGTTGAGCTATTCACGCCGTTAATTTTTGCGCCTGTGCTCGATGTCATCGCTGTCGTACCCGTCAACACATATATGATATTGATTTTTCCTGCAAGTTCACTCATTCAAATCACTCCTTTTCACTTTTTGATTGCATAGTTCGCATAGATAATATTCATCAATGTCCCCCATCGCAGTAACGTTAAGCTCTTTGTTGCTTCTGTGCGCGCATCCGTTTTTGCCACGTTTTATCCTTGGTTTTTTCGTCTTAAATTTTGGTCGTTTAATTAGCATAAACAAAAAAAACGCTATTAACGGTAGTGTGACAATTAATATAATTAAGGCTATCGTCTGCATATCAATCAACCTCCACGTGCCAAAAGAGGACGTCTATCGGCGTGTGATACAATCCTGTGTCATCCTCATATCTGTCATCACCTTGACTGTCTAGGAGTGTCGCTTGTACCCAGTGCTCACCGCCCATTTTTATCGTTGGGTCGCTTTCCCTGTAATTGCGGTACGCTTTCTTTAAGTCCTCAATCACGCCTTTGACTTCTCCATAACCGGCACCAAATACGCTAAACTGAATCCTCGACATCGCTAACCCAGAATCATCACCCATGGAATGTATAAAATCAGGTGTCATGGTTATAAATCTGATATATGGAGTACCCACCCCGTTCGGCGCCACAACTCCATAGACGCGATTATTTACGGATGTAACTTGTGCTTTCGTATAATTTAGTATTGCCGCCTCTAGTGGCATCTTATCACCGCCTTAAATGTTTGGCATATCTTTCTTACTTCTTCAAATGTTTAGCATATGTTTTGGAAAATATTTTAATGAGGTTGCTTCTGTTGCTGTCAAGGGCTGGCCTCAAATAAGGTTGAGCAGCTTGACCACTTCCCCCATATTCTAATTTTGCGGCATAGTCAGCGGTGGCAAATATGTCTGCATCCTCCGACCCGACTTCAAAATCAATCGAGGATCTTAGATAGCCGGTATCAACCGGAGCGTTTAATGTCGCCTGCCCGTGTATTAACACAGAACCGGCATGCAATGCTTCCTGTTTGGCATCGTTCTTCGCTGCGCTCGATAACTTATTGAGTTTACGCTCTAGTTCTTTCAAGCCTTCGATTTTCATTATTTCACCCTTTTTAAGTGACTTTTTCAAGATCTAGCTCCATATGCCCCGTTCCATCTTGGCGTTTGCGTGTGGCTATTGCCTTGATTGTGTAAGCATTACCATCAGAGTCGACATATCGGTCAGTGCCTTTAATGTCAGCAATGTCGGTTGCGAATTCATGGGTTGAGAAGATAGTTTCTTTATCGGCGGATAGTTTTTGATCTCCGCTTAATTCCCATAGTTTTCCTGCTACTGTTAAATGGTCCGCCCAAGCATTCACAGTCCCACCGTAGCTGTCTTGCGTTACAGTTACCCGTTGTATTTTATGTCCCGATGTGTAAAACCTATCTATGAAATCACCCATTGGTACTCACCCCCGGCATCCGGAAACACTTTACGGTATTGAGTTAACAGTTTAATAGGCTCCGCTGATTGGTTATAAGTGATAGAGTGATCACCAAGACTTTCAGAACTAACCCCATCTATATTTGATTCGATGTCTTTTGCAATATATTCGTAAACGGGATTGGGGATAGCTAAGATAAATTCTTCACTCCCTGTCACGCCTGCATCATAGTCAGGGTTCTTGACCGAGAAGAACTGGTTACAGTATTCCTCGGCAAATTCTAAACTAGCAGGCACTTTAACGTCAAGATAATTGTCATAAGTGGCGTCTGCAATAAAGAGCAGATACTTTTTAATTTTTATAATGATGGATGCGTATTGAGCTGTGCTGTATTGTCTCAATGTTAATCACCTCTTAACTTTTTCTTAAGGTTTTCAGGCTTCATATTGTGCCAATTTCTGATACCCTTTTCTTTCGCTTCTTCTCGCAGGTCTTTTACTTGCTGCTCTTTATCCTCTTGTTCTTCGGTGTGAGCTTCCTTTTGTTTTTCTTCACGACCTCCACCAATCACATCGTAATCATCTAATCTATCAATGATATATTGTTCATCCGTCTCTAACTCAAAGTCTTTAAACCTGCAGAGTTCTTTCCCTTTTTGTGGATCCCATACAATAAGATTAGCTGATTTGCTTTTAAATTTCATTATACAACATCCGCTTTCGTTGCAAGTTCAGCTTCTGTAGCTTCAATCAGCTCAGCTAACAATTCCCTAAGTTCGGGCTGTAAACCTTGCGCGTTAAGAATCGCTTTTTTGATTTCTTCCATTTTCAAAACCTCCTTAAAGGATAAAGAAGGGCGGTTAAGCCCCTCTTATTATTCTGTTGCTAAGCCTGTCAGTTTTCCTAGAGCAAAACTTGGGCCATGTGAAACGCCAAACTTACCAAAAATTTGGCCACTTTCACTAGCACCGGTCTTAGATAAATCCTCATAAAAGAAATTACCCTTGCCAGGCACTGGTTGGAACACTGGACTAATAACGCTCATGTCAGCGACCAGAAGGTCGTCTGTCGGCATAAAGCGGTGTGCTGGTGCAATACCGATGTTCCCAAAGTCAGTCTCAATTTGCTGGATATTTACGCCGCCAACATTTCTAGATTCAGGTGCGTATCCGTAAATGTCGGATAGTGCTTGCTTTTGAAATCCGTTAACAAAAATAACGGGGTTCATGAACATCGCTCCGTTGTCGAACATCTCGCGAAAGAGTTGTTGCATTAAATCTTTTGATAATGCAGCAGCGGCGGCAGCAATATTCGTTCCGCCGGTTAAAGCCGCAGCGTCCAAAAGTCCTCTGGTTTTGTTTGCAGTTCCTGCGGTAGTCGCAAGGTTGTACGTCCCGTTTAAGATCGTATGCTCAACATTACGTGCCATGATTTGTAGATTGTAATTAATTTGAAACGCCAACGCATCGGATACGTTGTTGCTTGCCCCTGCTGTGTTGATGCCGGACAAACGTCCGCCGTTTGCTAGCTTTTCGTATGATAGATTAACCGCCTGGTGAAAAATTTGTGTTACATTTTTGATTTGTGTTCTTAGCGCCGCTGTAGCATCCGGTGCGGTTAGTGATGCAGTTTCTGTGATGGCCGGTTGTGCAGCAGTAGGAAAGTCATATTCGCTCGCAACGGGAAACTCAAAATTGTCTGTCTGGAGTCCTCCGCCTGAAAGCCCGCCTAACATTGTCAAGATAGGCGTATTAATTGCGTCAGCAGTAAAAAGCTCACCGCTGTAGTTCGGCAAATTCCATGTGGTTCCTTGTCCTGATATTTGTCCCATTTTAAAACACTCCCTTTATAAGTTTTTGCCTTCCTTGAAGGCTGCTTGTTTAATTTTTATTGCTTCCAAATTGTTGCCTGTCTTAATAGCCTCGTCATACCTGGCCTTGTATCCGCCTGGTTCTGTGCTCGTTGCGTCTGGTGGTGTGGTTCCCGATACCGCAGTTTCGGGAAATTGGCTCTTGCGTGATTCCTTCACCGGATCTAAATGCTTATTCCAATCCCTTATTTTTCCATCATCCGCCAGTTCGATGTGTTCTAGGTCGAACAAAGGGATTAATAGATCAATCGTTTCTGGATTAACTTGTGCGTCGCGCAAGCCGAGTTCGACTGCCTGTGTTTTTTTTGCATTGCCCAATCTTAATTCCGATTCACTTTTAAATGTTTCAAACTCACCGTTGATAGCTTCTAACTTTTCTTTGAGCTTTTCTTGCTCACCTTCGGCGCCAGATAGCTTTTCAACTTGTCCTTGTAGGTCGGTCATTTTGTCGGTTGTTGCTTTAAGCTCATCTGTTTTTTCCTGCATCTCGCTGGCTTTTTCGTTGTACTTTTCTTTCGGAACAAAGTGCATCGGCAATTCTTTCTTTATCGCACCAACCTTGTCTTCTACCTTCTCATCATCTAAAATTGCTTGTAACCATTCCATTTTGTAGCCTCCTATTACGTTTTATACTGGTCGTTCCAGTGTTTAGGATTAACGTTATACTCCGTTATGAGTGCGCCTAGTTTAAAGCCGTGTGACAGGGCGTTAAACTATTACTAATTATCAATAACGACATAATCA